TTTAATAAAGTCCTGGTTCGCATCAACGTACATGCCTTTGGCAGCGTTGGCGTAGCCGGTGTTTAATAGTTTAGGAGAATAAGATGAGTGGCGTAATTACTACCTCAAGCTTTGCCAAAAGTCTCTGGCCTGGTGTCAACACCTGGTATGGCGAAGCATATAATGAATATCCCGTAGAGTGGGACAAGCTGTTTGAAAAGAATAGCTCACGTCGAGCCTTTGAAGAGGACGTTGGTTACAGTGGTATGGGTCTTGCGGTTGTTAAAGACCAAGGTGCCCCTATCACCTATGACACCTCGAAGCAAGGTTTCACTAGCCGTTACAACCATGTAACCTATGGTCTAGGCTTTGTGGTTACTCGTGAAGCTTATGATGATGACCTGTATGATGTTGTTGCAAAGCAGAAGGCCCGTGGTCTAGCTTTCTCGATGCGTCAGACTAAGGAAATCATTGCTGCTAACATTTACAACCGTGCCTTTAATACTGCGTATGTAGGTGGTGATGCTGCTACCCTCATTGCCAGTGCTGGTGGTGGTGGTTCCGCAACTGCTCCTAACGTCGCTGGTGGTACTTATACCAACGGTGTTGCAGTTGCTGCTGACCTCTCAGAAGCTTCTCTGGAACAAGCGTGCATTGACATTGCAGACTTCAAGAATGATCGTGGTCTCAAGATTGCTGTTCGACCCCGTAAGCTGGTTATTCCTAAGGAACTCATGTTTGAGGCAAGTCGTATCCTCAAAACTGAGGGTCGTGTTGGTACTGATCTAAACGATCTGAATGCCATCAAGACCATGGGCATGATTCCTGAAGTTATTGTGAACCATTACCTGACTCAAGATGACTTCTGGTTCATTCTCACTGACGTGAAGGATGGTCTGAAATATTTCGAGCGACGTGCCGATGAGTTTGGTATGGATGAAGACTTTGACACCGAGAATGCCAAGTACAAGGCCACCGCTCGTTATAGCTTCGGCTGGACGGACAGGCGCGGGGTGTACGGATCGCCAGGGGCGTGATACCCTTCTATTAATCCAATAAATAGAAAGGAATTATTATGGCAGTTCGTCCTCTACAGGTTGTAACTTCCACTACTCCCCCTGCTGTTGAACTACTTGCAAAGGTAGTTCAGGTAGCTCGGACGGACACAACGGCTTTCAATGCGTTTGTCCTTCCTAAAGGGGTTGTTGTGGCAGGTGTGTATGTGCTAGGTGCAGTGGCTTCTGACGCTGCAACTACCGCAATTATTGACGTGGGTACCAACCCCGCCACTGCTGATGAAATCTTAGACAGCTTTAGTGTCAAGACTTCTGGTGATGGTTATTTCGCAGCAGGTGCTGCGGCTGGTACTGCTCTAGGTACCCAGCTTTCTGCTGATACGCTGTATAAAGCAGCTTATTCAGAAAGTGGTACAGCAGCCACTACAGGTGGTCCTTGGCTGGTTAAAGTGGAATACTATTATCCGCAACCTGGTTATTCTTTCTGAGAATGACCTATAGCTTCTAAAGCCAATAGGGGTGAAAAGCCCCTTCTTTACATTTCTTCCTAAAGCGAAAGCCAGGAAACCATAGGAGAATATCATGGGTATGCATGTTACGTTACACGGTAAGAACGACACCCCCGCTAATGGGGCCGATGGTACATGGCAACCAGTTAAGGTTAATGCCGCAGGCCAGCTTTCAATTGCAATGCTCAATGGTGAGCTTGCACAATTCAATCGCCTAGCGGCTGGCCCCATTGTACAATATGCTGTGGTTACTTCGGATGCTACGGGTCTCAACGTAGCTGCGGGGCCCGCTATTCTGTATGGCATTGTCCTCATTGCAGCAGGTACTATGGCTAACGTTTATGATGGTGTTACTGCTACGGGTAACATCCTTATTCCTTCAACTACTGCTACTATTACTTTCTCTGGTATGGGTGTTCTTTGTACCAATGGTATTACTTGTGACTGGACCTCAGGTACTTGGCTTGTTCTTTACGCTCCTGCGGTGTAAGATATGGCTACTTGGTATGCTAAACCTACTACATCCCATAACTCCACCCGAAATGGTACCTCAGAAGCAACAGCTTTTGGGGGCTGGGCTGAAATCTTATGGGCTTCAATGGCTGCTGGGGATACTCTTTATCTGCTTGGTGATTTCCGCAGCGCAACTACTTTGGTTATTGGTGCCCATAATGGCACAGCAAATGCTCCATTAATTATTCGAGGAGATGGTGTCCCAGCAGGCAGTATTACTATTACAGTTGCCGGACAGACAATTACTCCTAAGTCTTTTACTACAATTATAGGAACTACTTTTACAGTAGCTTCTCGTGGTATTGTAACAGCTTCCAGTTTAACTTATTTCTCATTACAGAATTGTATTTTTAATGGTGGTACTAATTCTATTTTTGTTTTAGGAGCTACTACAGGTAATAACCATACTGATATTTATATAGATTCTTGTTCTTTCACGGCAGGGGGAGATAATGCAGCAACAGGAGGTGGTGCTGCTATTACTTGGTTTTCTTCTATAGCTGCTTCAGTTACTACTGTAACTAGACTTACAATTAATAATTGCACCTTTAATTATTGTAATGTTTTTGGTACATCCAGAGGAGTTCTTTCTTTTAGAACTGAGGAGGATGTAGATGCTAGTTCTATTATGACCGATGTAGTGGTTACAAATAATACTTTTACTAATTGTCGAGGCTATACCATTGAGGCTGTAGATGGTCATTCTTTTGGAGCTGCCTCTCCTCAGTATGGTTTATGGAAAGGTTTTAAATTTACTGGTAATTTGATTGAAAACCAAACAGTAGATGATACTAGAGTATTAGGTGGAGGCTGCGCAGCATTTGGTTTTGATAAGTCACCTACTGCTTCTTTTGGCCCTAACACAATTGCTTCTAATAACATGAGAAATATTGAAGGTCAGTGTGGTGGTATTAATGTGGGTTATGGTACCTATCAAATTACAGACAACAAGATTGTTAATGTAGGTACCTATTCTATTGATGGCTGTGGTATCTTACTAGATGATGGTGTTAAGTTTACGATTGCTACACGAAACTATATTAAGAATCTACCAGGCCATAAAGTAAATACTAATAGTGGTGCAGGTTTTATGTTTTTAAATACCGAGTCTTCCCTTGTTTATGGGAATGTGGTGGAAGATTGCAAATATGGTTTATATTTTGGTAGTGTTCTGCCAGGAAGCTACACGTGGGCCTTTAACAATACTTTTGTAAACTGTGCTGATGCAGGTATTATTATGGGAAGTGTTCCTGACCGTACTGCCACAAAAGCCCTAAACAATGTTTTTATTGGTACAAACCAAGGTACTAATTATAGTGTAAAGGTTACCGGAGGTTCTGCCTGGTCTAATGAAGATTATAATTATTTTTATAATTTTGCGACAGCACCCTTAAACCACACTATTGGTGCTTCTTCCTCCACGAATAATCCCCTACTCTATATAAATCTTATTCCGAAACTAACCAGTCCCGTGAAAGAGACAGGAACTTTTGTGAGAAATACTACAGATCAATTGAAAAATCTGTATCACAATCCTCCTTCAATTGGAGCATATGAGTATATTCCAGTTAGAGGAATGCGATAATGAGACGGGCTCTTCTCAAGAGCATTTGCTCTGGTTGGTTTACTAGCAGACACTATCTTCTTATCTTTGTCCTATATATTTTTACTCAGTTAGGTGTTTGGGCTTTAGACAACAAACCTCCTCTTGTTATTACTGGTCCAGCTACCTACACTCAAGCTAAAGCAGGGGCAGAGGTAAAGGTTAAAGTACCTATTATCCGTGAGAGGTTCTGTAGCCTACTTATGTCTCGTTACCTCATTGATAGCAACGGTACCTATTATGACCTAATGGCTACAAGGTTTATGTCGGAAGAGGGTTTAAGGAACATTGCTAAAGATAATCCAAACCATGCTGATTTCTCCTTTGAGGTTCCTAAGAATGTGGCTCCAGGAACAGCCACAATAGTTACCCAATTAGCATATATGTGCAACCCTCTGCAAGCTATCTGGCCTTTGGACTTTGATATGCGTACTCAGATAGACATTGGAGCAGGCCCATGACAGAAATTGTAATTAGTTTTATCTTCAATGTTCTTCTTGGTATTATCATGTTTTTTATGAAACAGAATAATGATGCTCTGCGGGATCGCATTAAAAAGGTAGAAGAGGATGTAGATCGTATTAAGGATACCACAGTTAAGAAAGAAGACTTCCGGGAATTTAAAGAAGAGCTTTGGTTACGTCTTGATAGGATGGAATTACATTTTGAAAAGCGTCTTGGGGGCAATAAGTGAAACGCATGGGATGGCCTGGTAAGGGCTGGAAATTCAGTTGTCATAGATGTGGAATGTGGTTTCCTTCTACAGAGATTCGTAAGGAATGGACAGGTGCTTTGGTTTGTCGTAAAGATTTTGAGGTTCGCCATCCTCAAACTCTTATTAAAGTTCATGGTGAAAAAGCCTTCCCTGACATTGTAAGTAAGGATGGTATAGACACCTTTGTAGCCGGAGCACTTTGTAATGTAGCAACCAGCAGTGCTTATGCTGACCTAGGTGTTGCTGATTGTATGCAAGCTGATAACAACACTGTTCCCTATTTAACCCTTGTAGACCTTTTTAGCAATGGACACGGAGTACCCTAATGACTACCTCTAGCTCATATACCAACCAACTTACTCGTGACCAAATTTTGACAGCAGCCTTACGTAAGCTGGGTGTTGTGGCTGAAGGACAGACTCCTAGCGCCTCTAACCTAGCAGATGGGCAGATAGCCCTCAATGCTGCTATAGGTCAACTGAGAGCCTTAGGGATGCCTCTGTGGGCACGTTCTGAATATACCTTTACTCCCGTAACTAATGTGTATACCATTGGTACAGGAATGACCCTAGATACAGTGTTTCCGGTACGACTCCTACAAGCCTTTAGGACAGAGAGCAATGCTAAAATTCCTATGGAACTTGTGGCTCGTCAAGACTATAACATTCTCCCTACTACGTCTGGTGGCTCTCCTCTTAAGATTAACTATCAGCCTTTTATTAATTATGGCACTGTTTCTATTTGGCCTACTCCTTCTTCTACAAACACTGCAACAGTAACGTTAGTGTATCAAAGGCCTTTTCAATACTTTACTACAGGAACGGAAACAGCCGATTTCCCAGAAGAATGGCTCTTACCTCTCATTTATACCACTGCTGTTCTACTTGCCCCTGAATGGGGCATTCCTCTGCCAGATCGTACAGCATTAAAGAGTGAGGCAAAAGACTACATTGAAACTGCTACAATGACCGGGGCTGAGGATGCTTCGTTTTTCATTTCCCCAGAGCGGAGAATGTAAATGGCTACTTATTATTTTGATCCTTCTTTGGGAAACGATAGCAATGATGGTCTCTCTATTGCTAATGCTAAAGCTAGTTTTGATGTTTTTAGGGCTAATGCTTTAGGCACTTTTGGAGATACTTTTGCACTAAAATGTGGTGAAAGACATGTAATACAGAGTCGTAGTATTCCTTCCGGAAATTCAACTAAAAACCCGACTAAACTTATTTCTTATGGTGCTGCTCATGTTCCCTATGCTTATGTTCTAGCTGGTGCTTCCATTGGACTTAATATTTCGCAGAGAAGTTATATTACCTTTGAAGACCTTTATTTTGATGGGAATGGATTAGGTCGTGCTATCTATATATCAGCTACTGCTTCTGGTAATAGCATAGGGCATGTTTTTAGGCGTTGTTCTTTTACCAAAAGTATAGGTGATATTCCAGGTTTGTATATTGGAAAAGATAATACTACAAATGTATCTACAAACCATTTAGTAGAAGACTGTAATTTCTTTGATAATGATGGTAGTGGAATTACTATAATGGGTTCTCAAAATGTTATAGTGCGCCGCTGTAAGGCTTGGAATAATGGTGCCCTTGCTTTTGGTGGAGGGCACGGTTTTCATACACAATCTCGATATACTATTTCTACTTTTTCAGGGTGGACTTTAGTTAGTGGCTTTCTGTATAGCCGTCCTCTTGCCTCTCATGAAGTAGATATTTATTATGTTAAATCTACTCCCTATCCTAGAATGACTAAGAATACTTCTACGCCCACAACTCCCGCATTAGGTGAGTTTGGTGTTAGTGCTGGTACTCTTTATATTAATACGGGTGCTTCTCCTAATAGTGATACTATTTATGCTGTTTGGAATGTTTCTTCAAATATTACCTATGAAGATTGTATTTCAAATAATAATAAATATGGTGTAGCTGCTTTTCAAGAAGGACATGGTTTTAGTTTTGATGATTGGACTTCTGATAGTGTAATTAGACGTTGTATTAGTAAGGATAATGAGGGTCTAGGTTTTTCTTTAAATAATGGGGATAACAATCTTATTCTATCCTCAATAGCACAAAATAATTGGATGAGGGGAATCTCTTTAGGATCAGGTATAAATAATAAAGTTTATAATTGTTCTTTGTTTAGAAATAATCAATCTAGAGGAGCTGCTAATTCTGAAATATCCTGTACTTCTACAGCGACAGGTAGTTTAGTAAAAAATACTTGTATTATTGCTAATACTACTTATGGGATATATTTTGATTCTGCTACAAGTTGTGTAGCTGCAACTAATGCTATTACAGGTGTAACTACACCTGTGTTTGGGGGTAGTGAATCGGGAACAATTACTACCGCTCCCGATTTAACTAGTTCTCTTTCTCCTAAAACAACTAGTCCTTTAAAATATGCTGGTACCTTTTTACTAAATACTTTAGATGCTGCAAGACAACAACTACATAACCCACCCTCTATTGGGGCATACGAGTATACTCCTAGTAGAGCAGACGCAGGTATTCGAGGGGTTCGCTGATGGCTTTTAATAAAGCGCCAACACAGGACACATATTCTTCGGAGCGTGTGTCTTTGTTTCGTGAGATTGCTCTACGAGATGGGGGTACATCTGGTAAGGATGAAGACTACCTAAACGTATTCTCTGAAATTGTTAAACAAACTAAAGCAGGAGACCAGCGTAGGTTTATTATGAAGCGAGCTGGTAGTGCCCAAGCCATTGCTTCAGTAGGTGCTACAGCAATCCGTGGTATGCACTTTGCTACAGACAAGAATAAACTATTTTATTGTGTTGGTAGGAATGTTTATGTGTATGCTTTTGCTACCTCTACCTCTAGCACACTAACTAATGTATTTACTACCTCAACAGGTGCTGTGGGTTTTACAGAGTTTCTATATGATGATGGGTCCGTTAAGATGGTTGCTTCTGACGGAAGTGCAACAACTGGTATTGTAACTATTGATGATGCCAATACTGTTGTAACTTCAAGTGATGCAGACATTCCAGCACATGATCCTAATGTTGTTTTCCTAGATGGTTATCTCTTTCTTGTACAAGACAATAGTTCCATTATCTTTAACAGTGTTAACAATGATCCTCTTTCTTTTACTGTAGATGCCATCATTGCTCCTGAACAAGAACCCGACCAAGTAATTCGATTAGCCAAGATCAACAACTATCTCATTGCTTTTGGTTCTACTTCTATTGAGTATTATTGGGATGCTGCTAACGCTGCTCCTGATAGCCCAATGCAGCGTAATGATACACCAATTAAGATTAACACCTATTTAGCTGGTTTTGCTATTCATGGTAATGCCATCTTCTTTATTGGTGCTGATGCCAATGGACAACCCGATGTATTCGCTCTAAAGGACTTTAAACTTGAGAGCATAGGTACCCCCTCAATCAGTCGTTATCTCTCGTCTGTGACCTCTACAGTGGCCTCCTGGAAGGGTGCTGTTGTGGCTATTCAGGGACATGTGTTCTATGTCATCAATGCTGGTTCTAACAAGAGCTGGGCTATCGATGTTGAGACAGGACTTGTAACTAGGTTTGCCTATCAGGCTCAAGCAGTGTTTGATATTTATACCTCTACTAATCTATTTAACACTAGTTCTACTCGTACTTATTTCTCTCTTGGTAGTGATAGTGCTATTTATAGATTTGATGAGACACTCTTTCAAGACTCTAGTACAAATTACACTTGTTCCATCATTACAGAAGCCAATGACTTTGGAACACTGAATAGAAAGACAATGCATAGACTGTCCGTATTGGGAGACAGGCCCTCGGCAAATACAAACCTGTCTATTCAATGGAGTGATGATGACTATACTACATACAATACTGCTGTTACTACAAACCTAAGACAAGACCTTGTATGCATTAGACAGCTAGGTTGGTTTAGACAACGTATATTTAAATTTACCTACTCAGACAACTATCCTTTGCGGATACAAGACATTGAAGTAGACATTAATAAAGGAACTTCATGACAACTACTACTTTTTCAGCGGGGACTGTTGTTACTTCTTCTTGGCTTAATGATGTTAATACTACAGTATATAATAATGGACTTAATATTGTTACACTAGGGGCAGATATTACGGGTGCAGCGGACAGCAGCGCAGCACTTCAAGCTGCGGTCACGGCTTCTAAATCTGTTTTTGTTCCTCCTGGTAATTATAATTTTAGTACAGGAGTAACGGTTCCCGCTGATGTAACCATCTATGGACTAAATCCAGAAAATACTATTTTAAATTATACTGGTACTGGGGCATTCCTAACACTCACTTCCGGGGGTTATAGTCATTTAGAAGGAATCTCTTTGTATGGTCCCCATACCCCTCCCTCTGTGTTTACTTCAGGGGCTTATGGGGTTTCTATTAATGGTA